GGGAGCGAGCGACTTTTGTGATACTACCGAGTGTCAGGTGCATGACGGATGCAATCCCTAGGATTGCGCAAATCTGTCGAGGGATCGATGAAGCGTATCAACGAACGGACCCAGTGGCCCTGGCGGGCTGGTTCAATGAGTCGATAGTCGATCAAAGCACAGTTAGAGGAACTGGCGACAAGATCACCCAGCATAAAGAGCTAGGTGCCCTGGTCGTTGAAAGCACTTCTAATTCGAAGACAAAATATTTGATGAATAGAGAAATGCACGCCATGCAACAAGCAGAACCATTGCCATTTGAAGTTAAATTTGAAGATGATTATCCTGATGGTGAAGATGAGTTCAAAGGGTATCATAAGAAAGTGAATCGTTCAGATTTGAAGTGGGTTTGGCCAACAAATTCCAAATCGAATCCTGCTTTTCGTGAGATTAACCTTGGATTATCGAGTATGCTTTCAATTATTGGTGGCAAGCTGAGGATAGGTAATGCGTTGTTATGTGTAAGACAGTCAGCGCCAATGGTCACTAAGTATATGGATTTTGATACAATGAAAATCGTGACTACGAATGAGCCAGTTGAGTTATTTGTGCATGATGCAGGTGTTCGTATGATGAAGTATTATTATAAAGAGTATGGAGGCGAGACACCATTCGAACAAATGTCAATTGCACGCATGCAGAAAGACCAAGTGAAGAGGAAACCGAAAACAGATGCTAAGTCAGATTCGACTGATGAAGCGACTGAGCAGATGGTTCACGACCGAGGTAAGGCGGATGGTATTATGGATGTGAAAGGACAAATGGAGTTAATAGATTCGGAAGACACATTGTTTCCAAAACGCGCATTATTATTGATGAACATGGTATCAATCAAATTCTCAAACATGGAGGATGATGAAACGAGTGATTTAGCTTTTGCTGATGATTCGAAATTCGACTGGTATGCATATGACGGATTAGCTGATAAGGTGTACCGTGAGCTACTTGAATATTTGTTTCACATGCCTGACAAACGTACGAACGAGTTGTCAAGTAAGACGAATAAGTTACGTTCGATGATGTTCGCACTAGCACGGACGGGAAAGTCGGTACAGTATTTGTATGCTGAAATCGTGCCCGATCCTGGTTATGGATATACGATTACAGGTTGGAGCGAGAAAGACATTGCAACAGCAGGAACTGATGGTGGAGTGTTCAATGATGAAGCAGCCTATGAAGGTATGTCCTCAGAGATAGACGACGAGCTTAATGGATTGAAAGATTTAGGACTGAAATGGACTGCTTATTTATTTCAGATACTACGTGGTCCTGAACTGTCTAGATGGCACTTGAAGATGCGTGTGTGGCTGGTTGCATGTTTGGCGGCTCCAGGATTTACGCGAACTGAGGCTGGTATATCACACAATGAAACTGTTGAAGGAGAGACTCCTCCCGATTCTGTGCCATTTGGCGATAGGATCAGACGTCTGTGTAAGTTCATGGTTGAGTGGGCACATGCGAATAACAGAATTCCAACGAAGGAGGAGTACTTACGCTCGTTGCCATCATCACTCAAGAATACCTCAGCAGGTGCAACCGTGGATGGAATACCAGATAGTTCCAGTGCTGTGTTCGAGTTTCAGGGTAAATTGATGAAATTCGAATCATTAGACAAAGTTATGCGTTTCATGCTAAATACGAAATTTTACACTGATGGGGATACGATTCGTAAGAGTAATATGTTGACAGTCGAAAACCCAGGACGTGCGGGTAGCCGAGAGGTTGTGAAAGGGAAGAAGAAGCGTCCGATCATGATGATGCCACTTGAGCATTATTTGTGTAGCGTAGTTATATCACGTATCATGTCAGATTTTCAAATGGCTAAATTTCGTGATACGCCTGGAAACTACAAGTGGAATGGTAGTATACAGTATTCGGTAGGTGAGGAAACGGGAGTGATAATGCAAACGCATGCCATATCTGCTATCGCATCAAGCGAAGCGGATCAGATTGCATTTGCAACTGATTTTGAGGCATTCGACAGCACCGAGTACTACGAAACGACTTTCAAATATGGACATCAGGGTTTCAAGGAAGGTGCAGCAGCGTGTGGACTGTCAAATTATGTATTTATGGATTCAGAAGATGGACCACCCCTAACGTTTGATGAGATGATAGACGAAGTGATCGGTCCGAAACATATCTCGGATATGCATTTCAAGTCTGAAGGAGCGTACTTCGAGCAATGGTCAACTATTGACCTGCCGAATGGAATGATGGCATCAGGTAAGTTATATACGTTGACATTCAATAACGTTGTTAATGAAGCAGATATGGAAATTTTGATTGAAGCAATCGAAGCGCATCCAAAGTTGCAAGGTAAATTGAAACTCAAATCAGTACGTATGATGGGTGATGATCGACAAATTATATTGACAGCAACATCAGAGGGTCAGATGACAAAGGAAATTTACACCACATTGCGTGAGGTTGCTGCTGAGGTAGCGGTCTCAAACGGCCTTAAGATGCAGCCATCGAAGGTTGGATGCCGGCGTGCGATGTCTGAGTACTTGAAGAAGGAATTCATGTATGGTTACTATATTCCACTGATGCATGTTCAGCTGCACGATGCAGAGCGTTCTGATCAACGGGAAGATCCAGTTGAGCAAATTCGTTCATATGATTCACTTCTACAGACTTACACATGGCGTGGTTGTAATTTGAAATTTGCGGAGAAGATGTTGATGGCTTATTGGAACATGAAGCGAAATGTTAGAATCCCAGATCGTGAGGATGCTAAGGCGCGTAAAGCGAAAGGCGATTTGACCCGTACCAGACGGAGTCTCTATCTTCCATTCGAAGCGTTATTCTTACCAACGTATTGGGATGGTATTGGTCATGTGCTTAAAGTCCCATTTCTTGCGAGTCGAGATGCATATATTACGTACACCATGGGTGAGGAACCAGACAAGATGGAAAGATACTCGAACATTGCTAAGATTATGTATGGTACGTTGCGATCAGATGTCTCAGAGCTTGTAGCAGCTATGGCGGATGCAACGACCGTGAAGGGAACAGGATCGATGCAAGAATTCAGAGATTACATTGACGAGCACCGTGATGAGATGAAGCATCTGAATGCTGGTAGAGCGGCGGAGCGATTGGCAGCGAGAGGTTTTCCAAATATAGCAAGGTCATTTGATTATCGAGATCAAGCGATACGTGTACAGAAGAAATCACTGGAATCCACATCAATTGCGAAACGCATGGTCTATGCGCAGCGAGAGATGATGGGTACACGCGCAATGGAGAATTTGAATAAGTACTCACGTATGTCGGCTCCTGCGATCCCAGTTGAACACGTTTGGATGACATATATTAAATTTGTGCCTAATGAAGCTTATCATCCAGTTGTTCCAGTATCTACTTGCTCTATTACTCCGTTTGACTGCTTATGCCATGAGTA